CCGTCGCGTTTTTGGCTGCGAAATTGGTGTCGAAAAGTACCCATTCTGGCCGGGCTGGAGGAAATGAGACGTGCGAGGTAGGAAACCGACGCCGACGAAGCTGAAGATTCTTCGGGGGAATCCTGGCGAGCGTCCCCTGAATGACAAAGAGCCGCAGCCTGCGGCCGGCACGCCCGATCGTCCGACCTGGCTGAAGGGTGCGGCGCGCAAAATCTGGGACGCACTTCTACCGGGGCTCGTGGAGCTCGGCGTTGTCACCCAGATTGACGGGCACACCTTCGCGGCATTTTGCCAAGCGTGCGCAGAACTGGACTATGCGACGGCGATTCTGGAGAAAGAAGGCAGGATCATCACCAGCAAGCGCGGCGGGAAGCGGTCGCATCCTGCCGTCGAGCAGCAGCGCTCGGCGATGAAAGCAGTCAAGGATTTCTCGGCATTGTTCGGCATCGACCCATCGAGCCGAACCCGTATCAAATTGCCTGGCAGCGGTAACACGGTTGACCCATTCGAGGCTTTCCTAAGTGGCAAGAAGGGCAAGGCAGCCCGCGGCGCCTCCTAATCCACCGGACGCGGTGGAGCAATACGCTCGCGCGGTAGTCGCTGGCGAGATCGTGGCGGGCCGGTTCGTCCGCCTCGCCTGCGAGCGGCATTTACGGGACATCGTGGAAGGTCCGGCGCGCGGCCTGAAGTGGGATCGCGAAGCTGCCGAGCACGCAATCAGTTTCTTCTCGTTCCTGCGTCTCCCTGCTCACGGCGAGCTCGACGGTAAGCCGTTCGACCTGGAGCCATTTCAGAAGTTCATCGTAGGCAGCATCTTCGGCTGGAAGGGCGCCGACGGGACGCGCCGGTTCCGCACAGCGTATTGCGAAATCGGCAAGGGCAATGGGAAGGCGCTCGCGGTTGACACTCCCATCCCGACCCCTGCAGGATGGGCGACGATGGGCGACCTCCAGCCGGGCGACACGGTTTTCGATGAAAACGGCGACATTTGCAACGTACTAGCTACCTCCAAGATCATGTCCGGGCGGCCGTGCTATCGCGTCGTCTTCTCCGACGGGCAAGAGATCATCGCTGACGCCGATCACTTGTGGCGCGTGGCAATGCTTCGGTCGCATGGAAAGAAGGGGCCGAAGCCGGCCGACGCACCGCGCAAGGGCGGTTACGCTGTGCTCACCACGGCGCAGATCGCCGCCACTTACAGAATCCCGCCCTCTTCCTCGGTGCATCCGCAGGCGAGGTGGAACTATCGCGTCGATTGCGCCAGTCCGCTGCAGTTGTCGGAAAAGCGGCTGGAGGTTGACCCGTATGTCCTTGGGTGTTGGCTGGGCGACGGCGACTCTGACTGCGCGCGGCTGACGTGCGCGGACGATGAAATCGTCGGGAATCTTCAAGCAGTCGGATGCGAAGTGATCTCCGGGCGATCCCAGACGGGCACTAAGGCGAAGCGATACAGGATCGGCAGTCGCCGAAATGCCATCATTTGCCGCCGTGGGCACCCAAAGCTGATCGAATGGAGCCGTGGGAAGTGCCGCGCCTGCGACCGGGAAACGGATTATGCCCGGCGCCACGGTCTTCCGGTTCCGCCGAACGGCGCCCCTTCGCTAAATGAATGGCTGCGGAAGGCCGGACTGTTCCACAACAAACACATTCCTCGCGTTTACTTGCGATCGTCCGAGCAGCAGAGAATGTCCCTGCTGCAAGGACTGATGGACACCGACGGCTATGCGTCAAAGGAAGGCCAGGTCGAGTTCACTTCGGTCAATAGCCGCCTCGCTGCCGATGTCATGGAGTTGGCGCGCAGCCTGGGCTACAAGCCGACTATGGGGGTTGATCGCGCCACGCTGCACGGCAGGGATTGCGGCCCGAAATACAGAATTCGTTTTGGGGCATGGTCTGACCGCTCTCCATTTCGGCTTTCACGCAAGTCTAATAGGCTGCGCCATCGCCCGCCTACCCGACCCATTGCCGCAGGAAGAATGATCGTCGGCTGCGAGCCCGTCGATTCCGTTCCGGTAAAGTGCATCGCCGTCAATTCGCTGTCGCGACTGTATCTCGCCGGCAGGGGCATGATTCCGACGCACAACAGTCCCCTCGCCGGGGGAATCGGCCTGTACGGGCTCACGGCGGACGACGAAGCGAGCGCGGAAGTCTACAGCGCGGCCACGACGCGCGAGCAAGCGGGCATTCTGTTCCGCGACGCGAAAATGATGGTGGAAGCGTCGCCGGCTCTGCGCAAGCTGCTCGGGCCGGGTGCTCTCGGCATCGGGAACATCGCCTACGTCGCCAAGGCGAGCTTCTTCCGGCCGGTCAGCTCCGAACACCGCGGCCTCGACGGCAAGCGCCCGCACATGGCGCTGATCGACGAAGTGCATGAGCACCCGACGCCGCTCGTCGTGGACAAGATGCGGGCCGGCACGAAGGGGCGCCGGCAAGCGCTCATCTTTGAGATCACCAACAGCGGCGCCGATCGTACAACGGTGTGCTGGAATCACCGCGAGTACAGCGTCAAGATCCTCGAAGGAATCCTGGAGAATGATTCCTGGTTCGCTTACGTCTGCGCCCTCGACCCGTGCGAGAAGTGCCGCGGCGAGGGGCATACCCAGCCGGTCGATGGCTGCAAGGATTGCGACGACTGGACCGACGAAGCGTGCTGGCCGAAAGCCAATCCTGGGATGGGGACCATCCTGCCGATCAAATACCTCCGCGAGCAAGTGGCGGAAGCGAAGGGCATTCCGGCCAAGGAAGGCATCGTCCAGCGGCTCAACTTCTGCATCTGGACGGCTGGCGCGGTCAAGGCAATCCCAATGGACCGCTGGGACGGTTGCAAGCAAACCTTCGATATGGAGTGGTTCAAGGGTCGCGGCTGCTGGGGCGGCCTGGACATCGGCGCCACGTCCGACTTTACCGCGTATGTGCTGACGTTCCCGCACGACGATTCAGAGGTGATCGAGTTGCCGGCGCAAGAGGGGCAGGAAAATGCGCCGCCCCGGACGCTGGTGCGATCGACGTGCTCAATTCTCCCCTTCTTCTGGCTGCCCGAGCGGCCGGTGCGGCGCGACCAGCGGATGACGGAGCTCATCGACTACTGGCGGCGGCAGGGGTGGGTGCGGACGACGCCGGGCGAGGTGGTCGATTACAACGTGGTGTTGCAGGACATCAAGGAACTGTCGGAGAAGTACGACTTGCGCGAGATTGGGATTGACAGGGGCTTCCAGGGCGGGTGGATGGCGACCGCCCTCATGGCGCATTTCGGGGAATCCTTTGTAGTTTCGATGCCAGCTGGTATTATTAGTATGTCGCAGCCGTTCCGAGAAATGATCGAATTGATCGTGGCCGGGCGCTATCACCACGATGGCAACCCGGTCTTGCGCTGGATGGCGAGCAACTGCGCGTCGGAGCAGCGGGGCGGTCTCATCAAGCCGTCGAAGGATCAGTCGAGCGAGAAGATCGACGGCATTACGGCGGGGTGTCTCAGCCTCGCCCGCGCAATGCAACGGCAGGGGGAAAGCTCGAACTGGATTCAACCGGGCATGTTCAAGGATTGAAGATGGGCCGGACGGAGCAGCTTGTCGGCACGGGCGCGTTCATCTGTATGTCGATCGGCTTCGGCCTTGCTTGGCTGCCGCTCGGAATGATCGTGCCAGGCGGGATTGTCTTCGGTGCGCTGGTATGGAAGCACTTTCGGGCCGCTGGCCCGTCAGAGCCGCACGGAGGCGATGAATGATCTCGTTTCTGTTCGGGCCGCCAGCCAAGCAAACGCGCAACCTACCTCTCGATGATCCCGAAGCGTGGCGGCCCCTGCTGGATGGCATGCGGCAAACCAAGGCCGGCGTGCGCATCAGCCATGAAAGCGCGCTCACCTACTCGGCGTGCTGGTGCGCCTCGCGGATCATCGCGGAAACCGTCGCATCCCTGCCGCTGTTTCTGTACGAGCGCCTGCCGAACGGCGACCGCCAGCCGGCCGCCGAGAATCCGCTGTTCGACCTGATGAAGTTCCAGCCGAACGAAGACATGGGCGCGATGGCGTTCCGCGAAGGCCGGACCATGCACCAAGTCAATTGGGGCAACGGCTTCGCCGAAATCGTGCGGGAGAATCAGCGCGACCCGAATAGTCCGGTGAGGGAGCTCTGGCCGATTCATCCGAGCCGGGTATGGCCGACCCACGCCAGCACGGTGAACAAGCGCGGCGAGCGCATGGCCGACGAGTATCCCTACACCGTCTACAACGATGACGGCACTACGGTCGGCATGCGATCGCGGGACATGCTGCATGTTCCGGGCGTGTTCCCCGACGATGGCGTGTGGGGGCGCGGCGTGATCGACTACGCGCGCGAGTCGATGGGCATGGGCCTGGGCACTGAGTATCAGGCGGCGACGCGGCTCGGGCCTGGCAACGTGCCGACCGTCATCATCTTCGCACCGGGCGTCGGGGATGCCACGAAGCGGCGAACGTATCGCGAGGAATGGCGCGAGGCGCACGGCGCCCCCGACAAGGCGAACGTCGGCCTGCTGCCCGCTGAGGCGAAGGCGCAGGTGCTCGACTTCTCCCAGCGCGATATGCAAGTGCTGGAAAGCCGCCGTCACAACGTCCTGGAGATTGCCCGGTGGTATCGTCTCCCGCCGCACATGCTGGCCGAGCTCGGGCGGGCGACGCACAGCAACGTCGAGGAAATGGGCATCGAATTCGTGATCTATTGCTTGCTCCCCTGGCTCTTGCGCTGGGAGCAGCAGTGCAACCTCAAGCTGCTGAATCGCCAGGATCGCAAGAAGTTCTACTTCGAGCATTTGCTGGCGAACCTTCTCCGCGGCGACACTGCCAAGCGCTATGATGCGTACCAGAAGGCGATCAACACTGGCTGGCTCTCGCCGAACGACGTGCGCCGCATGGAGAACCTGCCGAGCATGGGACCGGCTGGCGACCAGCACATGCAGCAAGGGGCGATGACGACCCTGGAGCGGATTCACAAGGGATTGCCGTCGCCGTCCGCGATCAAGCCGGAGCAGCCGGCGGCGACGGAAGCGGCCCCGGCGAAGGAAAAGGGCGATGAGCGAAACAGCGACCGAAGCCGCGCTGGCCTGCCAGATGACAGCCGACCCCAGCTTCTTCTTCCTGGGCCTGGTGGAAGCGGCGAAGCGAATCAGGCGTTGGCACGCGAAGCAGCTCGCGCGGTCCTCGCCGACGCTCTGGGACGCTTGCTCACGAAGGAAGCGCATGCTGTTGAGCGTGCTGCCAAGGGAAACCGCTTCGACCAGTGGGTCGGGACGTTCTACCCGAAGCATAAGGGCGAGGTCGCGGCGGCGCTGAAGCCGGCCGCGCACGCTGCCGCGGCAGCTGGTATCTCGCTCGACGTTACGGAGCAAGCCGACGAGATTTGCCGTCAGTCCCGCCAGGATCTGTCGGCCGCTTATAGTGCAGATACGCCGCAGCAGTTTGCGGAGCGTCTGGCGAAATGGTCGGAGCGGGCGGCGGGGATTGTGGAGAGGATTCTGGGAAATGCTTGACCGACGCAAATTCTTCGGGACCGTCGCCGCCCTGCTGGGAGTGCGCCCGAAGATCGTGCCGCAATTGCCGGCGCCGGAGCGGGCAGTCTGGCGAACGATCACGTTGCGCGTCCGGTCCCTTGGGTGTCTGGTCCCGTTCACGCCCGAGCTCTTGGCCGACAACGGGCCGACCGACTGCTACATTGCCGATCTCGTTGCGAAGGAAATGGAGCTTCCCGACTTCAAGGAGTCCAAGGATGGTTAGCCTTTCCTCCCTCCACAACACCCTCTGGCTCTGCGACCCCGCCGCCCTCAAGTTGGCGGTCCTCAAGGTCGCCACGATCCGCCCCTGCCCCTCGTCCCGCGAGGTGGTGCTGGAGCGTCGCGCCCGGCTCGACTTCGCCGCGCAGGCGCCGGCCCGCGCCATTGAGTGTTCCGGCGTCGATCACCCCGACGAAGCCAAGCGTGCCCAGAGCGGCAAGGCGGTCCGTGCCGTCAAGGGCAAGGTCGGCGCCATTCAGATTCTCGGGCCGGTCGAGCAGCGCTACACCTCGAACATGGCGAAGACGGGCGGCACGTCCACCGAAGAGGTCGGCATCGCCCTCGATGCCCTGCTGGCCGACAACAGCGTCGGAGCGATCGTGCTGGACATCGACAGTCCAGGGGGAAGCAGCTACGGAACGGAAGAATTGTCGGACAAAATCTACAACGCTCGGGAGCAAAAGCCCATCTACGCCATCGCGAACAGCATGGCGGCGAGCGCGGGCTACTGGATCGCCTCGGCCGCCGAATTTCTCGCCGTCACTCCGGGCGGCGACGTGGGCAGCGTCGGCGTCTACGCCATCCACGTTGACGAATCGAAGGCACTGGAGAAGGAAGGAATCAGCGTCACGGCGATTCACGCCGGCAAGTTCAAGGTCGAGGGCGCGCCGTGGGCGCCGCTCACCGAAGAGGCACGCACGCACTTCCAGGAATCGGTGAACGTCACCTACTCGAAGTTCCTGGGAGCGCTCAAGCGCAACCGGGGAACGACGCTGGAGAACGTGCGCGAGAACTACGGGCAAGGTCGGCTACTGAACGCCGATGACGCGGTTGCGGCTGGCATGGCCGATAGGGCGATGACCATAGACGATCTCTTCAGTAAGCTACTCGGCGGCGGGCAGTCGGGGCAGAAGAAGGCGTCGGCTGAGGTGCTTCGCCTGCGGCATGAGCATGAGAAGGCGAGGGCGGGATGAGTTGGAGCAACGCGATTCCGACCGAAGACGGCACCTATTGGTATCGCCGTGCTGCCGGAGAATGGCTGTGGTTGCTGCGGCTTCACTTCACCGACTTGACCGGCAGGCAGTATACCCAGGCACGGGTGACTGATTTGGGTAGTAGCCCGCACGCCATTTTTGGACTTGATTACTTCGCTGGCGGGCAGTGGGCCAGAGCGATTCCACCGGATTGAATGATGCCACTATTGCAACGCCTGCTTGATCTTCTGGAACGCGCCAAGCACGAGCACTACAACGAGCGCTCAGGTCTTACCAGCTGCCCGATGGCGAGTAACGAGTTCAACGCCGCGAACGGCTACCCGCTTTCCGACCTGTGCGAGTGCGGAGCGAAAGAGATCAACGCCGAGATCGACGCGATGATTGAGGAGCTGAAAATTCTGTATGGCGATCCGAAGGCACCTTGCCCGAGTGGAATAATCGACGTTGCGAACCTCTGAAGCCAATCTCTTCCCCGTCATCAGCCCCCGCCAGGTCTGGTACATGAACCTGGCGGACATCGTTTGCATCGAAACGCCGGGCGCGGAAGGGGAGCCGATCGAATGGCCGGCGAATGTTGCTGCCCTGGTCTCCCTGCGGTCCTTCCTCGACCGCGTGCCGCTGAACGACGAGCAGTGGGCCAAGCTGTCCGACATCCTGCGTATCGCTCGCAGGGTGACGCCCGAGCCGGATAGTGCGGAGCGGACGGAAGCGCAGTGCATCGGCTGCGGGAAGCTGCGTATGTGCCTGAGAAGTGAGTCCTTGACGTGGGTTTGCAAGGAGTGTGCGTGATGGCCGCATTGACTGGCAAGGTCGGCGTCCTCGAAGTCGAAATGCTCAAGATGAAGGTTGGCGTTTTGGAGCTGACGTGCGACGCGCAGGGTCGCGGGCAACTGCTGATCGACGGCGCGGACATGACGCCATACGTCCAGGAAATCACCGTCAGTATCGTCGGCCAGCAGCGGCCAATAATCACCGCCTCGTTGCTGCCTTTCAAGCAGCCAAAGACGAAGGGGCCAAGTCTGGAAGAATTGCTGGCGATGTTTCGGCCGCAACCGGAAGCCGACGCGCCCGCCGTCGTCGATCGCCGCGTCGATTCGGGCACGCGCGCCGACAACGTGAAGCATCTCGAACGCCCGTGGTCAGGATGAAAACAATGCGCGAAGCGGTCCGCGAGGCGATCAAGAAGTGCGACGACGCGCGGCACGCGCGCGAGCAATTTGAGCGGCAACACCAGTCGCTTGATGACGCGGAGTGCGCTGCGCGGAAAGTGCTGAATGCCGCGCGCGAGCATCTGGTTCGGCTGGCCGCCGGAACCGAGCAGCCCGTCGCGGACAATCCCGCCATCGTCGAAGACATGCGGCTGCCTATTGAGGAATCCCGTGTGCTGCGCCAAGGGATGAAGGAGCTTGCCGACCTCATCGTCCGGGAGCGGCGGTCACTCGGCGGGATGTGATGAAAATTTTTCTTGACATCGACCCCGCACTATTCGTAGTATTCAAGTGCGGTCGAAAGACTGCTGCCTTACAACCCGACCTACCCCTCGCGAAAGCGACCCGTAGCCCTGCTGCGGCGACCCGAAGCGAGGATTAGTAGCATCTCGAACGCCGTGCGTTTGAGGCTACTGGCAAGCGAACCTTGCCGGTGGACCTTTAACGCAACGGCGTTTCTCGTTTTCCACCGGCTCACTGGCCCCAGGATGGGAGCTACCCGGTGGAAAAGCTCAAGAAATTGCAGTCTCGCCTCGCGGAAATCGACGGCAAGATCGACGCGCTGCTCGAACACGACGAGCTGACCGCCGACCAGCGTGCCGAGCACGACAAGCTCAAGGCCGACCGCGCCAAGGTCGTCCAGGCCATCGCCGACCAGAAGGATCGGTTGGCCCGCGAAGCCGAGCGCACCGCGCTGGATCGCGAGACGGCTGCCGCCGACCGGGAGCGAGAGGCGGCCGAAGAGCGCGATCGCCGCACCGTGGCGACCGTCCCGGCCACTCCTCGCCGGCACACGACTGCCGACGCCGCGACTCCGAACCGTATCGAGCGGCGTGACGAGCAGGGTCGCGTCACCTCGTTCTTCGAGGAGACCGACGAAGAGATCAGCTTCCGCGTCGGCGAGGCGGCCGATGCCGTCATGCGTCGGTCCTACAAGCAGCAGTGCAAGCAGAACACCCGGC